CATCATATTCCAAGCAGTGATATTATCAGCAAATCCAAATCTATTATAGATTCTCTCAAAATACTCTTGATACTTATCTTGTATATCCTTAGAATAAGCTGCTGGTAAAGCCGATGGTGAACAGAAGTCACGCTCATCATTATAGATTACGCACTCATCAGCAATAGTGCTTATAAAGTCTCTAATTTCGTCTTTAATAGAATACTCTCTTAAAATTCTTCTTTTATCAGCATAAGCTTTATCTAAATAAGGGATTGATTTTCTATTTAATACAGAAGCTACAGCTCTAGAGCTAAAAAAGTCATACATTGAATTTCCACGAGCAGCATAAGGATCTTCATTAACACCTATACCAACTTGATTTCTCATAATCATATCATCATAATTCATGCCATAAGTAGATAGATTTCTTAAAATTCTACTAAAAAGTCCTTTATTTTCAACTGCTGAGTTAACGTATGCAAATCCGCTAGTATCACTTCCTTTCTGATTAAAGTTATTGTAACTCGCCATATTCTAAATTTTTCTTTATATCTCTGTTTATTTTACTACAGAGTGGTTGTAAATTTGTATATATTAAATTTCTAACATTTGTTATTAACTTAAATAAGTTATCATTTTTTATTCTTTCAACTAGTTCTTTTTTTCATTTTATATTTACTACAAACTCTCATAAGAACTTGAGCTATTTTTATCTATGTAAATATATCTACCACTAGGTGTAAGCTCAACTTTTATTATTCCTTTTTTAACCCAGTTATGTAGTGTTCTTCTGGTTATACCATATTTTATCATTATATCTTTAGCTTTCATATTAGTATATATTAAAAAACTATTGTTCATTTTCTATATTTTTTATCATTTTTCTACATTTTAAATCTTACCGTATTTAGTCAAAGAGGTTTGTATTCTTTTAATATGATCTCTCATCAAATCATACTTTTCAGATATTTCTTTATTTATATCATAATACTCACTTAAAATAGAAGAAATTATTTCTTTATGTCTTTCCTCCCTCCTATCTAACTTAGCTTGCCATATTTCTACAAGTTTTTTAGGGTCATATTTATTTATCGGATGTTGAGCATATAAAAATCTTGGTAATAGCTCTAAATGTATTCTATGAACTATCTTTATCTGAGCGGCATTAAACTCCATTAGGGAATATTCAAAACCAACTTTTAATAGTTCTCTATACATACCTTCATAATCAACTTTTAGATAGTTATTTTTTTCAAAATCATCATTAGTAATATACTTATCAAAAATTTGTGCTCTTATTTCAATAGGTATAAAATTAAAATTAACCGCAATTAAAATTACTTTATTATCAAATTTTCTAAAATCAACTAAAAATACTGGTGCAAATTTTAACCAATTACTATCATCTAAATAATGAAGAAAGTAAAAAGCACCAGGGTACATATCCTTTATATTTATAGACTGGACATCTCTATCTGATTTTTGATACTTTTCATAAAAATAAAGAGAATTATTTTTGAAATTTTCAACAATACCATTTCCATTAACAAGTAAATTTAATTTAACTCTTTCTAATAATTCTCCCATAATTCATCTTTAAGTATTTTTTCAATATCCTTATATTTATTATAAGGAATTCTTATTATTTTAATATTATTATCTAAACAGAATCTATTTTTAATATCATCTCTAATCTTTGTATTATTAAAAATTTCTTCGCCACCAAAAAATTCAATTGATTTAAAATGTTGTTTACCATCAAATTCAATACAAGTATTATAATGGTAGATAAAAATCAAATGGTAAACTATTTTTATAAAAACACTCATCAAATCTATACTCCTTTATAAAGTATATATTATTTTCTAATAAATAATTTTCTATACTCAATTCTCCTTTACTACTATTGCAACTAGGACAACCAACACCATTTAGGTGTGTATTTGGCTGTTGATTAAAACAACCATGTTTATTGCATATAATTTTAACTTTTAATTTATCAGATATATATTCTACTAATGAATAATCATATTTATTTCTATGTATAATTTTAGACTTCTCTATAAATTTTAATTTATTATTTTCTCTAAGTTCATTTTTATTACACTTAATACATCCATTTCTATTCAGATGATTTGATGGACTTGACATAAATTCACCATGTATTGGACATATAATTCTAACTTTTGTAGTTCTATTTATAAATTCTACTAGTGAATAATCATATTTATTATTATACTTAATATTTGATTTTTGTATAAATTCTTTATATTTCCTCTGTTTAGTAGCAACTAACTCTCTTGAACACTTTTTACAAGGATGTCCATTTAAGTGATTTAGTGGAGTCTGTTCAAATCTACCATGTTTATCACAAATAATAATAACTTTGCTCATAACATTTTCATATTCCACTAGTGAATAATCATAACTACTATTATGTATTATATTACTTCTTTCTATAAATTCTTGTTTTGTTAACTTTTTCATAAACTATATATTAAAAAGTTCTATCTACGTAATGTATGTTTACATATTAAATTATTAATATATAGAATAAAAAAAGTATATAGAACTATGATAAATTCAAGACCCAATAATTCATCCTATAAAAGTGGTAATTTTATACCTAAGAATAAGGATAAAGTACTAAGGTTAAATAAAGAAGGTGGTGTTTATTTTAGAAGCTCTTGGGAAAATAGAATAATGATTTGGTTAGATAATAGTGAAAATATAAAAATGTGGGGTGCAGAATGTCTTAAAATACCTTATCAGATGACACACTTCAAAGGTGGTGATATGGAAATTAGAGACCATAATTATTATCCAGACTTTTACTATGAAATGTTAAATCAAGATGGTAGTATTAAAAGAGTAGTAGTTGAAGTAAAACCTCATAAAGAATATCAAATGGTTTTAGATCTAAATGAAGGAAAATTAAATGTTCCACAAACCGGTCTAAAGAAGTTGAGAAACTTTGAATATGACCTCAAAATGGCGTATCGTAACCAAGAAAAATGGAGGACTATGATCGAATGGTGTAATAGAAAAGGTTATGAATTTATAATAATAACAGAAACTCACCTAAAAAAGTTTGGAATATAGATATTTCCACTTTTTATTATTTATATATACATTATGAGAAAGTTAAAACAATCAGAAGTGGATAAGTTAAAGGATTCAAAAATAAACTATATTGGTATAATTGAAGAGTCAAAAAAGAAAATAGTTTTCTTATGTGAAAATCATGGTAAAATAGAACAAAGATTTGATGTGCATATTAAAAATCTAAAATGTCCAAAATGTAAAACATTAAATAATAATAAATATACAAAAGAGTATATAAATGACCTTATAATAAAGTATAAAAAGCCATATAGGTATTTTTTAGATAAGGATATCTATAATGTGCAAGATAAAGTAAGCATAGAATGTAAAGAACATGGTATCTTTGAACAGAGATTACACAATCATTTTAATTTAGGACAAATGTGTAAAAAATGTAGCAATGAAAACAAAAAAGGTATAACAGATAAATTAGATAAATGGTTATTAGAAAATAATATTCATATGTTAAAATATAATGGTTATAAGTCAAAATCAATTATAAAATGTAATAATGAGCATATATTCTCATCAACTATTGATAACCTAAAAAATTATGGATGTCCTATATGTACAGAAAATACTAGATTAGAAAAAGAACGTGAAAGATTTATTATGAATTCTAAAGCAGTTTGGTGTGATAGATTAATTGAGTTTGATTATAATACATTAATTTATAATGGCAAAGGAAAATTATTTACTATGAAATCGGATGTTGGTATAATAGCACAATTACCAGATAATCACCTTAATGGATTTCTACCAAGAAAATCAACAGGTGAAACTATAATAGAAAGTATTCTAAATAAATATTCTATATTTTATGAAAGAGAAAAAACATTTGATGGTTGTGTAAATAAGAAAAAACTAAGATTTGATTTTTATATACCTGAGAAAAACACATGTATTGAATATAATGGAATACAACATTATCAAAAAGTTGACAGATTTGGTGGAGAAGAAAAATTTAACTACCAAAAATATAACGATTTTATAAAAAATAATTTTTGTAAAGAAAATAATATAAATCTTTTAATAATATCACATAGAGACTCAATAATTGACAAGATCAAAGAGTTTTTATTATCATAACTGAGCATCATCTAAAAAAATTTGGTATATAAAATATACAACATCAAAATAATCTGCATATATGGATATAAATAATTATAAACCATATATGCTTTTTTATTTATGTGAAAAATTATAAACTTTATAAACCAAATTGAACTTAGTATAATAAAAGTTATATCATCAGTAAGTATAATACCGAATAAGCACCAAAAAAAGTATATTAAAACTATTAAATAATATAAACCCTCGAATAACCTGGTATCATTAAAATCTTTTTCATCTGCTCTACTGTCTAAATACAACCTATTTTTAATATAAAAAAAAGTATTAAATATAAATAATATAGGTAGTAAGTAAAAAATATTATTCATCTAGTATTCTTTTGATTTTTCTTTTTCTACTATTAGTTCTATTGTGACTTTTGAAATGTTACGAATTGATGCAGATTCTAAGCCAGGTAGTCATAAGTAAATAATCTAAGTTAGATTGAGTGCAGCCCGTTACCATCATTTGAACTTTCGATTGATATTAATTTTATTTGATGTTCATTATCACCTTTTTTCTTATAAAGATCATTCCATCCTTTAGCTAAACCTCTTTTGAATATCTCTGTGAAATAAGCAAATGCGTTTATTGATTTTTCTTCATTAAAATTATACCAGTTTTGAAACATATCTAATAAACCACTTTGGTAGCAATCTAACTTGTCATCGTTGGAGTAATAACGCATTTTTTTAATAGTTTTTTTAGCAAGTGTTTCAAGCATCTTCTCTGCACTTCTTGTTAGTTTTCCTTGCGCCTTACTAACTATTATTTCAATATATAATTCTTTATTATTTAAGTAGTGTTTTTCCATTTATAGCATATTATTTTTTTCAGAGATAAACTCTGTAATGCTATTCATTCATGTTATATGAATAATAATAATTTTGTTTAATAATTATCAATTAATTTTTTTAATTCTATTAATTTTAATGAAATATCATCTGAATACTTTATTACAAATAATAGAATATTATTTTCAATACAATACTTTTTTTTAATTTCATCTTTAATTTTATTATAATCTAATGTTTCTTGATCACCAAAGTATTTAACTTTTTCATAATGTTGTATTCCGTTATATTCAATACAAATATTATAGTCAGGTAAATAAAAATCAAATCTAAGCATATTCTTTAATAAACATCCAAAGAACTTCTTCTGTTCCTCAAATAGAATCTTATTCTTGGTTAGATAATTATATATTACTAGCTCACCATTTGAGAATTTACAGGATGGAC